ATGACTGTCGCCTTTCTCGACCATCTTCGTTCGACCCTCTCCCAAATCGAGGCTGCCGGGCTCTACAAGCGTGAGCGCGAGATTTCCGGGCCGCAGGGTGGCCGTATCGCGGTTGGCGACAGAACGCTGATCAATCTCTGCGCCAACAACTATCTCGGCCTGGCCGACCATCCCGAGATCATCGCAGCCGCCGAAACGGCGCTGCATCAATACGGCTTCGGCATGGCCTCGGTCCGCTTCATCTGCGGCACGCAGGACCTGCATCGCGAGCTGGAACGCGCCGTCGCCGCCTATCTCGGCAAGGACGACGCGATCCTCTTCGCCGCGTGTTTCGACGCCAATGGCGGCTTGTTCGAAACCCTGCTTGGCCCCGAAGATTCTATCATTTCCGACGCGCTCAACCACGCCTCGATCATCGATGGCGTGCGCCTCTCCAAGGCAAAGCGCTACCGCTACGCCACCAGCGACATGGACGAACTCGAGACCCAACTGAAGCAGGCCGACGCTGATGGCGCGCGCTTCAAGCTGATCGTCACCGATGGCGTCTTCTCCATGGATGGATATGTTGCCAAGCTGCCGGAAATCCGCGCTTTGGCCGATCGTTACGGCGCCATCATCGCCGTCGATGATTGCCACGCCACTGGCCATCTTGGTCCGCAGGGCAGGGGGAGCGGTGCCCTCACTGGCGCTGAGCCCGACATCATCACCGGCACCTTTGGTAAGACGCTGGGCGGCGCCATGGGCGGCTTCATCACCGGCCCGCAACCCGTCATCGACCTACTGCGCCAGCGCGCGCGCCCATACCTCTTTTCCAACGCACTCGCCCCCGCCGTCACCGCTGGCTCCCTCAAAGCCATTGAAATCGCCAAGGCCGCAGATGACCGCCGTGACCTCCTGATGCGCCACACCAGACGCTTCCGCGACGGCCTCAGCAAGGCCGGGTTCGAGCTGCTGCCAGGAGAAACCCCGATCATCCCTGTCATGCTCGGCGAAGCCACCCGCGCGCAGGATCTCGCCAAGGCTCTCGACCGACGCTGCGTTTATGTCGCTGGGTTCTTCTTTCCCGTCGTACCGCAGGGCAAGGCGCGCATTCGCACGCAGATGTCGGCGGCGCTCGACGACACCGATATCGATTTTGCCATTGGCGCCTTCGAGGATGCCGGGCGCGAGCTGGGGATTATTTGACCATGAAGGCACTCGTCAAAGCCAAGGCCGAACCGGGCATATGGATGGAAGATCGTCCTGTGCCCGAAATCGGGCCCGAGGACGTTCTGGTCAAGGTCCACAAAACCGGCATTTGCGGCACCGATATCCACATCTACAAATGGGACGAATGGGCCGCCAAGACGGTCCCGGTTCCCATGATCACCGGCCACGAATATTCCGGCGTCATCGCCGCCGTGGGTGCCAAGGTTACCAATCTGACGATCGGTCAGCGTGTCTCGGGCGAAGGCCACGTCGTCACCATGAACAGTCGCGCCAGCCGGGCCGGCAAGTTCCATCTCGATCCCAACACCAAGGGCATCGGCGTCAACCTGCCTGGCGCTTTCGCCGAATATGTCAAAATCCCCGCCTTCAATATCATCCCGCTGCCCGACAGCATTGATGACGAAATGGGCGCCATCCTCGATCCGCTCGGCAACGCGGTCCACACCGCGCTTGCGTTCAACATCGTCGGTGAAGACGTCCTGATCACCGGCGCTGGCCCCATCGGCATCATGGGCGCTGCCGTCGCCCGCCATGTCGGCGCCCGCCACGTTGTCATCACCGACGTCAATCCCGAACGCCTCAAGCTCGCCGCCGAAGTCGCAGATGTCGTGCCCGTCAATGTCGCGACGGAAGACCTGCGAGATGTCATGAACAAGCTCGGCATGAAGGAGGGTTTCGACGTCGGCCTCGAAATGTCCGGCGCGCCTGCCGCGCTCGATCAGATGATCGACCACATGGTCATGGGCGGCCGCATCGCGCTGCTCGGCGTCCCGGCGCAGAGCTTTAACTTCGACCTCGGCAAGATCGTGTTCCGCATGATCACGCTACGGGGCATCTACGGCCGCGAAATGTTCGAAACCTGGCACAAGATGCTCGCCATGCTCGAATCCGGCCTCGACGTCCGCAAAGTCATCACCAAACGCATGCCCGCCACCGACTACGCCGAAGCCTTCTCCCTCGCCGCGGCCGGCGAGAAGGGCAAGATTGTACTGGAGTGGTAAGGACGGGCTAGATAGCGCGCGGGAATTAGGCGACACCCGAAAGCATATGGCGATCCCGGGAGGATCGCAACATACAGTTTCGGCCATTGTAATCATTGCGATTTTACGCCTAAACCCCGCACCGGATCGATAGGTGCGGGAATAGATGTTCTCGTTTCGTCGTCGTGTTCTGGCCCTGGTATCAGCATGCCAACGCCCGCAGCTGCCATTTTCGCGCGGCTCGCGGTGCGCGTATAGACGGCTGCCTGTTCCGCGTTCGTCCAGCCAAAAATACCCATCAACTGGTGATCTGAGGCGCCATTTTCGGCTGCAAACGTCGCGCCTGCTTTTCGTAGCCCGTGGGCACGGCCTGGCACTTTTGCCTCTTTGCATGCCTTAGCAAACCAAGTTCCAAAAGCCTCCTTGCTCCACGGGGTGTTCTTCGTGGTCGCAAGGAACGTGAGGTCGCCAGTTGGCCCGGCGTCGATAGTCTCCTGCAGAACGCCAAGCATCGGCAATACGATCTCGACGCCATTTTTCGTTGCCCGATAGCGTATGACGCCATTGCGCACGTGCTGCCGACCCAACTGAACCAAATCCCCACGCCTCAGCCCAGTGTAAAGCAGCAGGTCCATTGCGAGCCGCTCTCGCGTCCCTACGAGGAGCAAGAGGCGATCCTTGAACTTTACATGGGCGCTCTCGGCATGATCCCGGCTGCGGATTACGAGTGATGACCCGCGCCCGTCGCCCTTCAATCGATATCGCGCCGGTTCTCTGGGCAATGGTCTACGGGCTCGCTCTCGTGCTGTTTGCCATGCACGCCATGATGATCGTCGGGGGCTTTGAGTGATGGCTTCTGCGCTTTCGCCCATCTATGGCCGCGCTTGGTCAGCCGTTGAAATGGCATGCGCGGCTCGATTGGTGGCGGGGTCAAACCTTGCCGCCAATCACCAACGTCAAAGAAGGGCGCACACCGAGCGGGGCAACTCGTGCGCCATGTGTGCGTCCTCCCTTGCCGTTGACTACGCGCAAGACAGGCCGGGTCTGACGCCTCGGGCTGGGTACGTTCGGAAGGCCGGAATCCTCCTCCTCCCTCGGGCTTTTCGTCACTTGCTGGCCGAGCGCTTCACTGTCGCTCGCCAGCCTTTTCATTCCAGCGCCTTCATCGGTTCCCGCCGATCCGGCGCTCAATCCCTTCCTTGTCAGCCAAGCTCTCAATTCCGGGCTGACATCGATCATCATCTCAACCTGCGCCTTTCGCTCGATCCGTCTCTCGTTGGCTTTGACCCCAACGAGAACGGATTGACGCATGCGCAAATATTCTTTGCTCCCGGAGCAAACGCCAATGACTGACATGTCTGTTGTTGATGAGGCCAGCACCTGGGCCGATTGGCTTGAGCAGCGAGAACATCGCGGCCCCGGCGATACCGTCGAGGCGGCTCGGTCCCGCGCCTCCCGTAAGCACAAACTGCCCGAAAGCCTCTTGTGGTCGCTGCGCTACCGCAAACCGAAGCGCATTTGGGCTGACCTTTACAAAAAGCTTGAACTGGCTGTTGCGGCCGAAGTCCAAAGCCAGGAGGCGCATCTTGCCCACGAAATCGCAATCACCCGCGCCCTCGTTACTTCGGAGGCTGGCAGGGCTGTTGTTGAGGAGGCTGCGGCTTTTCTGGCAGCGCCGGTTGGCCCGCAAGAGCGAGCATCTGCCGAACCAGCCAGCCCAGCCGCCGAGCGGGCCGGAGAGCTAACCCCGATCATATCGAACGCCGTGTTGCCGAGCATGAGCCGCGCCTCTTTGGCCGTCGCTCCTATGACTTTGTGCACATCGATACCGTTTTTCCAAAGGAGGACTAAATGAGCACTCGCAAAGCAACCGAAACTGAGACATTCGAGGCTGACCCTTATGAGGTCGCCACCGCCTGTCTTGCCGATCTGGACGCCTTGATGGAGGTCCGCGAGGAAAAGGCCGGTGCAAGCCTCCGGCAAGCGACTGAGGCACTGTTCGATGACATGCGCAACCCAGACGCTCCGAAGGGCGCAACCACTGGCATTCGCATTCTTGACGGCAAGCTAAACGGCTATCGCCGGGGCCAGCTCTATGTGATCGCCGGCCGCCCTGGCATGGGCAAGTCCGCTTACATGTGTTCCTCGCTCTGGCGCACCGCACAAGGCGGCGCCGGGGTTGCCATTTTCTCGCTGGAGATGACCAAGCAGGAGATTGCGGCGCGCATGGTGTCCGACGCCTGCGACGCGACCTCGGCACCGCATTTCGGCGCTTTGCTCAAAGGCATGAGTGACCCAAAGCATGATGACCTGATCGGGGCCGCACAGCAGGCCCTTTCGCGGTTGCCATTCCACATCGATGATAGCGCCCGCCTGACCTTCGCCCAGATCGCGGTCAAAGCCCGCCGCCTCAAGGCAGAGATGGCCGCGGAGGGCATCACGCTCGGCGTCATCTGTATCGACCATATGGGGCTCGTAACGCCTTCTGATCGCTATGCGGGCAACAAGGTTGCCGAGGCCGGTGAAGTGTCGGGCAGGGCGCGCGCATTGGCCAAGGAACTCGATTGCTGTGTGGTCCTGCTTTGCCAACTCTCCCGCGAGGTCGAGAAGCGCGATGACAAGCGCCCGGTGATGTCAGACCTTCGCTGGTCCGGTGAGATCGAGCAGGACGCCCATGTGATCGGGTTTCTGTACCGAGACGCCTATTACCTCGGCCAAGACCCCGACGCCGATCCTAACCGGCTCGCAGACGCACGCTGGGCTATGGAATTTCTCATCCGCAAGAACCGCAACGGCGAGACAAGCGATGTCCGCCTTTGGTGCTCGATTGCGCACTCATCGATAAGGGACAACTCATGAGCGAACGCCCCTTCATGCAACTCTACGTCTCCGACTACCTGGGAGACACGCGCCACCTGTCCTGCGAGCAGCACGGCGCCTACCTGCTGCTGCTCATGACCATGTGGAACGCTGGCGGCAGCCTGCCAGATGACGACGCCAAACTGTCGCGTTGCGCTTGCCTGTCAATCAAAAAATGGAAGGCGATGCGCGCCGATATTGAACCATTTTTCACCGTCGAAGGCGGCGAATGGACCAATGATCGCCTGACAAAAGAGCTTCAAAAAAGCACGACGAAAAGCGAATTGAGGTCTTCCGCCGGGGAAAGGGGTGGCCGTGCTAAGGCATTGAAAACAAACAAAGCGGCGCTAGCAAATGCTACAGCTTTGCCAAAGCATCTTCCAGATACCAGAAACCATATAGCTGCTGCGCAGCTTAGCCCGAGCGCATTTTTGTATGATCGGCTGATCGAAGCCGCGTCGTCTCGTGGCCCATGCCATCCAAACCTTGCCATGGGCATCGGGCAGATCACCGACCTCATTGCCCAAGGTTACGACCTCGACCGGGATATTCTGCCCATCGTCAGCGAAAAGGCCCGGCCCGACATCGGCAGCTGGAAGTTCTTCGCCACAGTGATCGTCCAGCGTGCCGCCGAGCGCGTTGCCATCCCGGCCAAGCCAGAAGCGCCACAGATCGACTGGGCAGCCCGCCTCAAGGTGTTCCGCGAGAGCGGCACATGGGGCGCCTGGGGGCCGCCTCCCTGCGAGCCTGGCTGCCTCGCGCCACCCCAGATGCAGCAGAAGATCGCCGCATGATCGTCCCTCTCTCCTCCCAGACTTCCTACATGGAGCGCCACCGGGGCAAGGGCAGGGAACTGGCCAGGACCAAGCCTGAGACACAAGCCGCCGTCGATATAGCTGAGGGGATCATTCTTACCCTCGCAGCCTACCAAGAATTCGTCGCCAACGACCGCCAGCAGGCGCAGGAAAGGAACACGAGATGAGCCCGGAGACGACCACAGTTTACCGCGCCCTCGACGGGAAACGGTTCTTCACCAAGAAGGCGGCGATCCTGCGTGACGTGGTTTTCCGCATGAAAGCCAAGTCTGAAAAGGGCGGATGTGATGACGAGCTACGCGTCGGCGAGCACTAGCAACGGGCCTACTGGACCCAAGAGCAGTTCCAACACTTCCGCAATGTCGCCAATCGCTATTACCAGCGGTTCGGCAGAGTCCCCCACTCCCCAGCCAAGAAGGATAGGGAAGGATGAGTATGTCCGCTGCAGCGCAAATCTTGGCACTGGATGATGTCACGCTCTGGCAGGGCGATTGCATGGACTTGATGGCAAACATCGAGAGCCAATCGGTTGACCTCGTTCTTTGCGACCTTCCTTACGGCACGACCCAAAACAAATGGGACAGCGTGCTGCCACTGGACGCTCTGTGGGCCGAGTACCGCCGCATCTGCCGTGGCGCTGTTGTCCTGACAGCGCAGACTCCATTCGACAAGGTTCTCGGGGCATCAAACGTTGATTGGCTGCGATACGAGTGGATTTGGGAGAAGACCGAGGCCACAGGCCACCTCAACGCCCAGATCGCGCCGATGAAAGCGCATGAAAATGTGCTGGTGTTTTATGACCGTGCACCGACCTACAACCCCCAGAAGACGTCAGGCCATGCACGAAAGAGCGCGACTAGGCGCTCTGACACGACGCCGAACTATGGCGCGCAATCATTTGATCCTATTCGCTACGACAGCACAGAGCGGTTCCCCCGCAGCGTGATCTACGGCCCGACCGACAAGCAGAAGGCGGCGCTCCATCCCACTCAGAAGCCAGTCTGGCTGATGGAGTATTTTATCCGAACCTACACCAACCCCGGCGATGTCGTCTTGGACAACTGCATGGGCAGCGGGACCTCGGGTGTCGCCTGTCTGCAGAGTGGCCGCCGCTTCACCGGGATTGAGCAGGACGCGGGCTATTTCCGAATTGCTGAGGATCGAATGGGCTCAGTCCTCGCCTAACCTCCACCACCGACTAATACAGATAGACCATAATCAAGGGGCACTAGCGAATGGCGAAATCGAAGAAGGGCCGGAAGCAGAAGATTGCTGCAGAGACCGGCATCGAAAAGCGCATGGTCGATAGTCCCTTGCGCACGACCGCCACCTATCTGCACGAACTGGACGAAAAGCCAGCCGCACAACAGCCAGGGCGGATCGAGGTCAATGTCAAGATGGCCACGCTCATCGGCGGCTTCTCCCGCGTGCGCAACCGCACAGAGGCGGAGACCATGGCTGCAGCTCGCTTTCGTGGCCTCTATGAACGCGCCCAGCTCGGGGGCGCTCGGGCAATGGACTATGAGGCCGTTAAGGTGGACTCGTCAGGGCCATCAGAGGAGGCCGTGTTTGAAATTGGGGACCAAGCCCGCCGCGAGTACATGGGTGCCGTCCAGCGGCTCGGGATGGACGCCTCAAGCATCGTTGAGCAGATCGTGGTGCATGACATGTCCGTTCGCGATCTGGCGAAGGCTCGCGGGGAGGGGGAGGGCGGTGCTGCTCGGGAACGTATGACGCAGCGCCTCAAAGATGCAGTTGCCGACCTCAGCGAACACTTCGGATATGCCGGAACTGCCCCAGACCGCTCCCGGATTCGCGGACAGCATTTCGATATGAACAGTCATGAAGAATTGTCCACCGTTGAGCCGAACAAAGCCGCTTGATTGTTCAGGCCAAATCACCCCATATGTTGGGTATGGTGGCGTTCTGCGCCCGACAGATACAGGCCCGCCCAGTGCGGGTCTTTTGATTCAGAAATCCCCGTCAGAGGATTGGTTATTGAGGCGGCCAAGCGTGCGCGGGAGCGTTCCCTTGACGATGGCAAAGCCCTCTCGGGCGAAACTGGACCCCGAGGGATAGCGCAAACAGCCGCCTCAATCTCTCCCAGCAGGTAAGTGCATTGGAGCGCAGTATTGGCGCTTGGCGATTAAGGGAAAACGAACGAGTGGTTCCCTAAAGCCTAGGAGTGAGGCTAGGAGGGTACTCGATGAAATCAAAGACATTGCTGGTGGCAACTTTGGTCGTTGCCATGGTGGGGTTCGCATACGCGGGACCGTCCAAGACCAATATCAACAACCCATGGAATTATGGGCCGGTGGGTATGGTGGACGACCTGTTTGATCGACATGACGCTGACGGCGACGGTTTTATTAGCCGCGCTGAGGCGACAGCCTACTTCGAAGAGATGGCAGCTAAAGGCCGCTAAGGCCCGCGGCTCCGCGCCGTTTCCCGCCGATACAAGTCCGCTAATTCAAGCCCCTCCCTAACCGGTGGGGCTTTTGCATTGGAGACAGCATGAAAGCTCGTGCCACTGCTCACAAACTCGCCCTCGGTGAGACGACCAAGGACGGCAGCTATTTCCCGAAGGTTGACGGCAAGCCTGTCGGGGAAGGTGGCCGCGCTTTCTGGCCCACGCGCCCTGAAGCGCAGCGTGTCGCCAATCGCTTCCTGACTAAGCTCATCGCCTACGATGCCTCCTAACCCCATTCCCCAGCCCTTGGTATAACGGCCAGGGGAGTTATAGCCCCAGTGCACGAAGGATGGTGGTGATACAAGTCGCTCCAGCAACTATTGCACTGAGTACCGCCGCTTTTGTGTTCAGTCGCGATTGGTCATGGTAGTATTGATCAACTTCAACCGGGTCCCAATCAAGTCCGTTGAACATATTCCCCGACACCGCTTCCCCGGCATCTGCGACCACAATCCGCACAGCGCCTCGCTGGCCCACCAGTTTAAATGGGCTCTTGACCTTCGATAGATCCCACCACACCACGCTTGACCAAACCCAAAGAGCGCCAGAAGCGAGCGCTGTCGCAAAACTAATCATCAATACCCCCCCAAAAAACTGCACGCCGACTAGAACAAAACTATCGCCAAGTGCCAAGCCTTCACCGGCTGGAAGAAATGGATTTGCGTGATGGCCGTGCTCAAGAACGCAAAGCACGAGCGCTTCGCCCAAGGGCTGGCAAAAGGCATGACGGCAGACGAGGCTTACGTCGAAGCGGGCTACAAGCCGCATCGCGGCAACGCCTCAACCCTTAGAGCAAATCAGAACATTTTAGACCGGCTCGCAGAATTGCAGAACAGAGCCGCCGAACGCGCCGTTGTGACCGTCGCATCCATAACGGACCGGCTGCTGAACATCGCGACCAAGCCGGAGAAATCTTCCGACGCCCCGATGCTTTCCGTCGCTCGCGCTGCGCTGATGGACGCCGCAAAGCTCAATGGCCTTGTGGTCGAGAAGAACCTGAGCGCGCAAACCTCTGTGGAGGACTTGCTTGACCAACTCGACGGCAAGGCTGGTTAAGCTCGCGGCGATCCGCGCTGACTTCCCGACATTCGCGTCGGAATGCCTCAAGATCAAAACCAAGTCGGGCGCTATCGTCCCGTTCACTCTGAACAAGGCCCAGCTTTACATCCACGAGCGGCTAGAGGCGCAAAAGGCCAAGATTGGCTATGTGCGCGCCCTGTTGCTCAAGGGCCGCCAACAAGGAGCCTCAACCTATATCGGCGGGCGCTTCTATCATCGTACCTCGCTCAATCGCGGCATCAACGCTTTCATCCTGACACACGAGCAGGACGCGACTGACAACCTGTTCAAGATGGTGTCGCGGTATCACGACAATAACGGGCTGGCGCCGCAGACCGGCGCAGCGAACGCCAAGGAATTGAACTTCCCGCGCCTCGACAGCGGTTACACGATTGGCACGGCAGGAACCAAGGCTGTCGGGCGATCCAAGACGATCCTTCTCCTGCATGGTTCCGAGGCCGCCTTCTGGCCCCACGCTAAAACGCACTTTGCCGGCTCCTCGAATCCACGGCCAACGGCATGGGAGGCGAGTTCCACGGGCGCTGGCAGCAGGCCGAGGCCGGAATAGGCGACTATCAGGCGATCTTTGTGCCCTGGTATTGGCAGGACGAATATCGGCGTCCAGTGGCTGAAGGGTTTGCGCTCGATAACGAAGAACAAGCTTATGCCGAAGCCTATGGCTTGACGCTTGAGCAGATGGCATGGCGCCGCGCGAAGCTGGCAGAACTCGAAGGCCCGCTACTGTTCAAGCAGGAATACCCAGCGACAGCGGCCGAGGCATTCCAGATGACCGGCCATGACAGCTTCATCAAACCTGAGGTGGTGCTGGCAGCGCGCAAGGCGGAGAACGAAGCCGTCGGGCCGCTGATCATCGGCGCAGACCCGGCGCGCTTCGGCAATGACCGCTTCTCGCTGGCATGGCGCAAGGGACGCAAGGTTCAGAAGCTCGAAAGCAAAGGCAAGATCGACGTTGTTGCTGGTGCAAACTGGGTCAAACAGGTCATCGATACCGATAAGCCCGCCCGCGTCTTTATCGACGTTGGCGGCGTCGGCGCAGGTGTCTATGACCTTTTGAAATCGTGGGGCTATGCTTGGGAATACGGCACGACCGACCCGCGCAAGGTTGTGGTGCCCATCGACTTCTCAGGCACTCCGCAGCAGTCGGTAATGATCCTGCCGAGCGGCGAAGAACGCCCTGGCCCCTACAATCGCCGTGCCGAAATGTGGATGCGCTCGCGCGACTGGCTGAATGAGCCCGGTGGCGCTGACATTCCAGATGACGACGGGTTGCAGGCAGACGCTTGCGCCCCAGGCTACCACTACAGTTCCAACAGCTATCTCCTGATCGAGAGCAAAGAAGCGATGCGCAAGCGCGGCATGCGTTCCCCTGACGAGTGGGATGCCGTTGCGCTCACCTTCGCCGAGCCGGTCAACGAAAACACCCCAGCACTCGATCTGAATGCAGGACTAGGCGGAGGCTCAGCTTGGGCATGACCAAACTAGAACACGCCGAAATCCTCGAACTGTTCAATGAGGACTGGAAGGCCGACGAGGCCAACCGGGACGCCAGCTACGACGATCTGCGATTCCTTGCGGGCGACCAGTGGGACGCTCAGGCCCGCGCCGAGCGTGAGGCCGCGCGCCGCCCCATGGTGACGATCAACCGCGTTGGCCAGTTCGTGCGGCAGTGACGGGCGATATGCGCCTCAACCCCACGTCGATAAACGTGCTGCCAGTGGATGACGCGGGCGACATCGAGAAGGCGGAAATCTACGAAGGCCTCATCCGGCAGATCGAATACGCTTCGAACACCACGCAGGCTTATGCCCATGCCTTTGAGTGTTCGGCCGGCATTGGTATCGGGCATTTCCGCATTAACACACAGTACGCGCAGGACAGCGTTTCCGATCAGGAAATCACTATCGAGCGCATCATCAACCCGCTCGCCGTGGTCTGGGATAGCGCGGCGGTGATGATTGATCGTTCCGACGCACTTCATTGCTTTGTCACGGAGCTAATGCCGCGCCGGGTGTTCAAGAAGAAATACCCAAAGGCCGGCGAAGACGACTTTCCGCACTTCGATCAGGGCTCGGCGCTGTTCTGGCGCTCCGACGACAGCATTCGTGTTGCCGAGTTCTGGCACAAAGAGCCATACGAGCGCACCCTCGCGCTGATGCTGGACGGCTCGACCGTCGACATCACCGATGTGCGGAAGGCTGATCGCAAGTTCCTGCCGATCCAACAGGAGCGCACGTTCACCGATTACCGCCTCAAGCAGTACATGCTTTCGGGCTCGGAGATCTTGTCTGGGCCGAACGACTGGGCCGGGAAGCATATCCCCATCGTGCCCGCTATCGGGACTGAAATCCCGCTGGACGAAAGTATCGTGCGGCACGGGCTCGTGCGCTGGCTCAAAGACCCGCAGCGGATGTATAACTACTACCTCTTCAGCCAAGCCGAACTGATCGGCCAGCAGCCGCGCTCGCCATTCATTCTGACTACTGGCCAAGTGAAGGGCTATGAAGCGGAATGGAATACGGCCAACACCAACCCCCGGCCGTGGCTCCCTTACAACGCTGATCCAGCGGCGCCGGGTGCCCCACAGCGCCTTGACCCGCCACAGGCTAGCCCTGCGCTCTGGCAAGAGGTCCAACTCGCCACCGACGACATGAAGGCCACCACCGGCATTCACGACGCTTCCCTCGGCGCCAGATCAAACGAAACCAGCGGACGCGCGATCATGGCGCAGCAGCGCGAAGGCGATGTCGGCTCGTATCACTACTTCGACAACTTCAAGGCCGCCATCAAGCGGGCAGGGGTCATTCTCGTTGACCTGATCCCTGCCATCTATGACGCGCCGCGCACCGTGCGCATCATCGGCTAGGAAGAAGCCGAGCCGGAATATACGCAGGTCAACCAGCCCGCGTTTGATCCGGTCGAGTATGTCGAGACAGTCCTCAACGATCTGTCGGTGGGCAAGTTCGACGTGCGTGTTACTGCTGGCCCATCGTTCTCCACACAGCGCGAAGAAGCCCGCGAGAGCATGATGGCCGCGACCCAGGCAAAACCGGCTCTATGGCAGGTTGCAGGCGATCTAATCGTCAAGGCGATGGATTGGCCTGAGGCGAAGGAAATCGCCGAACGCCTCAATCGCATGATCCCACAAGAGATTACCTGCGACGAGGAAGCCTTGGCAAAGCAGGCCGAAAGCCAACAGCCTCCGCCCGATCCTATCCAAGAGGCTATGGGCCGGTTGGCGATGGCGAGCGAGGAAGCCAAGATCAACAAGGACGAGACGGCCGCCATGCTCAATGCCGCGAAGGCAGAGCAGATCGCCGTCGCGACCGAGCTCGCCCCGGTCAAACTGGAACTGGACGCCGAAAAGGCCGCCCATACCCACAAGCACCAAGACAAATCCCTGCTTCTGAACGCGGCGAAAACCGCAACAGATGCCGAATACTGCGCTGCGCAGCCCCAACAGCCGCAGTTCTAACCCCATCGTCGCAACATTCCACTGTTGATGCGCCGCTATCCGCAAGGGTGGCGGCTTTTTGTTGGAGCCTACCATGACCACCGAAGCCAATGCCCTTGCATCTGAAGAGATCGAGGTAACGTCCCCTGATGCGGTCGATAATGCAGCAGATACGCCGAAGCCCGAAGGAGATGAAACGGGTGCTAATGCCGATCCCGCCCAAACCGATGCTGAAACGGCAGCGGCAGAGGGCGAAAAGGACGGCGACCCCGAGAAGGCCAAAAAGCCCAATCGCAAACCGGCCGGCGAACGTATCGCCGAGCTGATCCGCGCACGCCATGACGCCGAAAAACGGGCCGAAAAGGCGGAAGCGCGCTTGAAGGAACTTGAAGGACCGGCGCCCAAGCGTGCCGACTACAAGGACCCAGACGATTTTGAAGCCGACCGCGCGAAATGGGCCGCGAAAGCCGCCCGTGGAGACGAAGCCAAACATGAGGCCACCACAGCCCGAGCCGAAGCCGAAACGGCAGCGGCAGAGAAGTGGAACGCCTCTCGTGAAGATGCCCAGACCCGCTTTGCCGACTTCAACGAAGTCATCGCAGCGGTCCCCGGCGATGTCTTCACCCCAACAGTCGCCAAAGCCCTGCTCGAATCCGACATGGCGGCAGACGTGGCCTACGTCCTCGCAAAAGACCTCCCGCGCGCACGGCAGTTTGCGGCAATGACGCCGCACCAGCAGGGGCGAGAAATTGGCCGTATCGAGGCCGAACTCACGCCCAAACCCCGCAAAATCAGCTCAACGCCACCACCGGTTGAAACTCTCGGCACGAGGGGCGCAGGCAGCGCGCCAGACCCTTCGAAAATGTCGATGGATGAATACGCCAAGTGGCGGAAATCCCAGAAGGACTGAACCTCAATCCCTGAAAGGGACGCCAGATGGCAAACACTATCGTTACCCCGGATATCTTCGCCAAGGAGGCGGTGATGATCCTCGAAAACGAACTGGTCATGACCAAGCAGGTTTATCGCGGTCATGAGAAGGACTTCGCCAGTTCGGTAAACGGCTAGGTTTTGACGTAACTTGGACAAAAGACGACATCGTTTTCAACGACGTCTTTTTCTCTAATGTCACGCACGGCATTACGAAGCGCGATAGCATCCGAGCGGACGTCGTTCACTGGGGAATTAGGATCATCGGCGGCGGCGAGTACAGAGTCCGAAAATTGTATCATATCTTCCCGTCGCTAGGCACTATTGAGCGCCCAGACATGCAGAGATGTCATCAGGGAATTGATGTCATATCGTCCAACACCAACAGCGCGACGGTTTGGATTGAGGTGTGCGAGGTGAAGTGAACCGGTTGGTTCAGACCGAGGCCTCGCAGTTTCACGTTCGACTGGACAGTGTGAAGGCCTATCTCAGCGGATATTTCGAGGGTGGGGCGCGCCACATCATCGTCTCGGGTGGCAACAACACCCATGTCGTACTTGAAACGTCGCAGTTCAGCCCGCGTCAACAAAGACGGTTCGCCTTCCTCTCTAGGAACGCCTATTCTGTACGCGGTCACGGGCACGAGCGCTTCGCTTACGATGTTGGGTGTCTACGGCCTGATAACCAGTAACATGGACGCCTTCATCGAGTTCTCGGCGACGGCGGCTGGTTCGCTGGCTTGGTTAGGCCAAGGCGGTAACGTCGCAAACATCTTTAAGGATAGCGAGGGGGTGCTTTCCGAACAGCCGCCGAGCGCCCTTTCGATTTCATATTTCAACCCCGGCCTTATACGAGGAAGTGGCCTAAGTCTTCGTGGGAATTTGTCCACCGAGGGCAACATGACTGTTCGCACAGGGTCCGCGTTCGCAACTTCTGCGCGGCTGAAAGTGGGGGCGGTTGATGGCACCGGTATCGGAACGGTTGGGATCGAGACTGCTGCGACATCGAATTCGGCGCGCGACCATATGGTTATACGCAACGCGGTTTTTCTTCACTGCCACACACTGGATTTCGGGCGGCCCAGGTTCACCGGAAGGCTTGGTCACAGCGCCGTTGGGTGCGAATGGAATGATACGACAGGAGGGGTAAAATACATGAAGTCAAATGGGACAGGCAGCACAGGCTGGAAACTCGTTACGCAGGCACCCTAAAGAGGCCTTGGGCTCTGAAATCTCTGAGCACATAGGCGGCCCCGTCTGTCGTCAGGTGATTGCTGTCGTACAGCATTGGCGCTCCGTCTGGTGTCTGATGCTTGCATGCTCCGTCTTCGCAGACCGATGCCAGAGGATCGAAGAATAGGGCCCCCGTTCTGTCGCTCAGGGCTCTCAGTTCGGCATTTACCTCGACCGCACTGCTTCTACGCTCCTCCATATCGGGTACTGATCTACGAGACACAGCGTCTGCGACTAGAAGTTCTGGCAGGGCGGCTGAGTACTCAAGGTTCTGGCCAATTATCACGACGGTTTGCGATTTTGTGCGAAGCCACTCAATGGTTCTTTGCAAGGAGGCCGGCACGCCAGCGCCACTTGCCCATCGAGCGGAGACCACTATCTCGTCGAATTGGTGTGCAGGTATGATCTCTTCGAAAGCTCTACCCATCAAGTCGACGCAATAGCCTGAGCCGCGAGTGCCAATGACCGGGCGGCATCCAGACGCATAGATTTGAGAAAAATTGACGTCGGGAAAGGTCTCGAATAGGCCTGACGCGTAGTGCATTGCGTGGCTATCACCAATGACAAGGACGTTGTAGCCGCCATCGAGGACGCTAACGCAGTCAGGGTCGAATGCATCCGCGTTGGCAATTCCACTGGTGATGAAGCACCGACGCCCCAAAGGATCCCCGGGAATCGGGTAGTCAAGGTAGCGAGCGGCAACTTGAACCTCCGGCGAGAAGCGCTGATATAGCCCTCCTTGCCAAACTATCCCACCCGCCAATACTGCAGCTCCGAGCATTCCCCCCAAACCGAAATAGATGGTCATCGCGCTATTGACGCTGGTCGGGCGACGAAACGGTAACTCTACAAACTTCCAAGACAGAGCCGCGACAACAACCGAGGCTGCGCCGAGAGCGATCTTTTCGTGCGTGCTGAACGCGTCACCCCCGATGTAATATCGGTAGAAAACAATGATCGGCCAATGCCAAAGATAGAGGGAATACGAAATCAGCCCGACCCATACCATCAGCCGTGTACCCAACAGCCAAGCTATCGGGGAGGCCCGGTCTTTTTGGGCGACTATCAAGGCTGCACCGACGCAAGGCCAGAGCGCGGAAGCTCCTGGGAAGGGCGAGGCTGCACTCAGTCGGAAAACTGCATAGCCGATCAAGGTAATGCCCAGAGCGTCCATGACGAACGCTAACCATCGGCGTTTGACAGCTGGCGCGAGGGCAATGATCGCCCCGATCGCCAGCTCCCATGCCCGCAGATGTGTAAGAAAAAACGGCTGAGACGATTGCTGGCGGACCATGACTTCGGACCAGACCAGAGACACGACAATGACAGCACCCAGCGCGATTGTTGCCGTCTTGGTCAGGTGTGTCCGCGACAAACCAGCAAGGATAACCAAGGCGATGGGCCAAACAATGTAAAATTGCTCTTCAACCGCTAGCGACCACGTATGGAGCAACGGCAGCTGGTCTGCCGCTTGGTCAAAATAGTCGGTGTTGAGCCAAAAAAAGATGTTGCTCAGACCGAAGGTTGCAGCTGTGGCACTCTCTGATAGGTTCGAGTAATACGTCGGAAGCAGAAGGACCCATCCTGCCCCCAAAGACGTTGGGATAACCACCAAAAGGGCAGGCAAGATTCTGCGGAAACGGCGTGCGTAGAACCCTAGAAACGAAAACTCCCCCTGCGCCATCTCTCGCACGATGATGGAGGTGATCAGGTAGCCGCTGATGACAAAGAAGACGTCAACACCAACGAAGCCTCCAGGTATAAAGCTAAAGCCGAGGTGATAAGCCAGAACCGCCAGTACGGCTATCGCCCTTAGGCCGTCAATATCAGGGCGATAGGTGGATTTCTGCATCAACAATCCTCTCGCGAAAGCCGCAGGTTGTAAGCCATAACTGTTTCGGCAAATAAAGTCGCATGCTGCACCCAACCCGCTTCGGCGGGTTTTTCTTTGTCCAAATCACAGGAGGACATCATGGCCATAAGGATTACCGGACACTAAAAGACTGGAAGAGCTGCTGTCCTACTCGCCGGTCGTTAGCGCGAGTAAAGCGTAGCCATTCAAATCGATTTCCGCTGCGATGATTGGCCTTGAAGGGTAGAGCAGTTTGTCATCGAGGCTGCTCGATACCAGCGGACGCCAAGTCTTGTCTTGCAGCGCGATTGGCACCAGTGGATCTTCGGTAAATGGCAGGATGAGCAACTCTCTGGTCGGTTGAGAGAATAGAACCGAAATTTTCATTTTCCCCTCGCTGCTCTGTTGTTGATCGCGCGTCCCCGTCCAGCAAGAACTATACAGCCTCCATTGAACACCATTTCTATTTCAATTTAAACTCAGGAGGCCATCATGGCCAAACTCAACGCGGAGCAAACGTTCCGCGCGAAGGCTCCTGCCATCATGGCAAAGCTTCGCAGTGACTTCCCGATAGGCGTTGAGGACGCTGCGGCGATTCTTGGCAACCTCGGGCACGAAAGCGCCGGCCTCACCATCCTGCAGGAAATCAAGCCGACCGTGGCGGGCTCTCGTGGCGGGTTTGTGTGGGCTCAATGGACCAGCCCGCGCCGCCGCGCCTACGAGGCGTATTGCAAGCGCACCGGCAAAGACCCAGCCAGCGATGACGCGAACTACGCCTATCTGTTCATCGAACTCAAAGGCATCGAGGGCAGCGAGAAAGCCGCCATCGGCAAGACCGTGGCTGCCAAAGGGCTCGACGCCAAGGTCGAGGCCTTCGAGCTCGCATTTCTGCGAGCAGGGGTGAAGCATTACCCGAGCCGCAATCAGTGAGCCAAAGTCGCGCTCGACACTTGGGAGAAGGCCGGGGGCAAAGCGCCGGTGCCCGATCCGGAGCCTGCTGCAGGTCAGCCCCGCTCTGGCCCGCCATGGCGAGCCATCATCATCACCGCAATCATTCTGGCCGCCGTTGGAGCGGCCTTTTTCTTGTCCACTCAAGTGAGGTTCTGACCCATGTTGACCGCGATCATTCAATCCGCTGCCGCTGGCTGGCTGTGGCGCCGCGCGCGGGAACTCGGCTCGCTCGCCACCATCTTCGTGCCGATCTATCTGGCCATGCCTCAGAGCATGAAGGACGACGTGCACGCCATCTTTACGGGGCAGGGCGGCGGGCTGACCATTTCGGCCGCCATTGGCCTCGGCTGGTATATCTGGACGCAGCTGCAGTCCTATCGGGCCACGACCAAGGCCCAGGTTGTGACGAGTGGCGGCAAGAAGCTTCCTCTGTCTCGTTCGGGCTCGGAAGAAGCGGAGGCCATTGCCAAGCTGCGACAGCCGCCCCGCACCCTCTGGGAACGCCTGACCGGCAAATAACCACCGGGCGCGCTCCGGCGCGCCTGTCTATCTATCTCTCGGGGCTCGGGTTCATTGACGACACAAACAGGTGCCGAAATGCACGTTCCAAAAGGCTGGAATATCAACACGACAATCGCGGTCTGCGGTTTCGCACTGACACTAATCGTATCGGTATTGGGGTGGACAGCGAGCGCGACCACCTTCAAGGCCAGCGTCGATGAGATGGGCCGCAAATATGATGGCTGGATCGCCAACCACGAGCAGACCCACAAAGACCGATTGGCGACGGTCACTGGCATTGAGGCGCGAACGGACCAGCGATTGTCCAACCTTGAGGGAGAGACCCGCAAGATAGACGAGCTGGCCTATCGCCTCACGATTCAAGAGCAGGGCAGCGCCAACCTCGCCCGGTCGGTCGAGGAACTGAAAACTTCGGTCAACAGCTTGGGCACCGATATTCGAGTGATGCGGGAAATACTCCAGCGGCTGGACCCACGAACCACTCCTTGAGAAAGCAGCATAGCGGAGCGACGAGGTGATCACAGGCCCCGTGGGCCTGGAGCTGGGTATTCCGGCCACTATCAAACGTAAGTGGCCGGAATATCAGCTGCTGGCTTATTCCTCGCCAGTCACCTGGTCAGCAAAACACGCGGCTAGATCTGCAGGCGCGCCCAAAGTCTCTACCCATGAGGCGACTTCAGGCCCTTCGTCGGGCATCGCTACGCCGCCCCAAACATCTTGGAACATCTTCGTCCCGTCTTTTTCTTCAAAGAAGGCATAGCCATCTTCCAGATTCTGAGGGCTGAATGAGGCTACACTCCAATCGCCACTAGCGAGGATCTGATCCACGTCGATTTTGCCGGGGGCATCCTCTTTGAGTGCGGCGGAAGTCAGCGCGACATATTCTTGTTTCAACTGGTCCGTCAGTGGCACATCGATACCTGCGCACAAATCCTGCGCAATCGAAGCACCCGCCGAAAATGCCAAGGCACATAGGGTCAGGCCAGACAGTCGAACGATCTTCGTGTTGACGCTCATCCAAGACATTTTGGTATCACCATTGTTAGGTTGCCCTGCAGGTGTACCGCGTCAACCGGTTGGGCGATACCTCTTAGAATGCGTGTGTCGGAGGCCTAAACAGATCTGGCGCTGGACGGATGAAACGTACTGGCAGGATGGGAAGCCGCCGAGCCGGGGTAAGGGCGGCACTTAGCCTCCCAAGAGCCCCCGACAAAAGCCCTGCACGAAGTCGCGGAACACCGGCCAGAACATCGAGAAGCCCATGAACCAGGGGGCGTACTTGGCGAAAATCGCTTCAAGCTGCCATTCGCTCATCTGTCTCTTCCTATCGTGAAGGGGATGGGGCTAGTGGACAGGTCCGGTTAGCTGCAACTGAACATCGCCGCCCGCGTAGGAGGCCGCGATCTGGGGGGCGCGCGATTTCGCTAACCAGCCGCCCATCGGCCATCTGAATGTTGGCGAGGAACGCATCTTCGAAAGTCTCGATGCCGCTCTCGATGCTTTCAAGCTTGGCCTTGATGCATAGGTAGAGCGCGCGCCACCGAGAACGGCAAGCTTGCTCCCATGCGGCGTAGCGCTGATCTGCAGTCCGAGCCGCACCTCGACCATTGAGCGCGAAGTTCCGATCATCTTGACGAGATAGGGGAAGGTTGAAGCGAATGGCCCGATCCTTCATCGAAAAAGCAATGATCGCCATGCCCGCTTCGTCCATCGTCGCGAAGTGAGTTGCCCCAGCCTTTTTGATCATCGCTTTGATCTGGCCTTCGGTCTTCTCGACTGAAACGCTCGTCGTCTCTGCATATGCCAT